ATTTCCTGTATCCCCTTCATTATCATCTTTTGTATTTTCAAGTTCAAATTCCATAGTTTTTAATTGTCTATAAAAGTTTTCTATTCTATCAAGAAAAGTATGAATATGTTTTTTGTGATTATATTGATCTCTTGGTCCGGTTTTATAATGTTTTCCGGATAATGAGATAAAAAGCCATATTTCTTGATTTATTTTTGTTTTATAAGCGTTAAATAAAAAATATTTTTTATCCCATTTAAAAACACCAACATATCCAGTAATTAAACTGACAAGGATTTGAGATATCCATACTGTCCAAAATATTGTAACATAATGAGCATTATCTGGGTCACTATTAATAGAAAGAAGAGCAGGATTAAGTATAGAACACATAATAAGAAAAATCTGTGTGCTTGTATATAATTTGGACACCATGTTATAATTAGTCGAACAATATAAAAGTATGTTTCGAAAACGAATAAGAATAATATTTTTGTCGTGGTTATTAAGTGACGGCATTTTAGTAATAATATCGTATATTTTGTCAAAATCATCAATTATATTTTGTTTTCTAAAATTTGTAATAATATCACAACAATTAGGTTGATATTTTCTAATATCGTAAATGTCTATACTTTTGTTTATAGAAAGTAGCTGGTTTTGTATTTCTATTTGTTTTTCACGTTCGTTTATAATTAATTCGTCTTCTTTAAAACGAATATTATCATCTCTTAATCGAAGAAATTGATTGTTTATCGCTATATCGGTTGATTCTTTTGCTATTTTAATAAATCTATTAAAATTCTTCTTATACACAATATCAATATGTTTTGCTATTGAGAAATAGTCAATAAAACTTATATATTGGTCATTAAGCATGTTAATATATTGTGAAATATTGTTATCAATAATAACTCCTGATATTGTTGCCTTTTCTTCATGAGTATATTTATTATCATATTCAAATTCATTAAATAATATTTTATAAAGTTGTTCACGATTTATATGTTTACTTTTATTAGAATATTTTTCAAATACCATTTTATGTTTATAATAAAACTGCTCTTCGATATTATTTCCTATACCTAACTCGGCTACCTCTTTGCGTAGATTATTCTCTTTTATATATTTTCTTCGTATAGGTCCATTAGTATCATCATCTCTAACTCTTATAATACCAGTTACACTATCTTTATCAGGAGCAAATTGTTCTAACATATCTTCCCAATTTTTTGTACGTTTAGAGTCTGATTCAGAAATATCTGAAATATTGTCATGTTGGTCTTTTGTATTTGTTACTATTGATGAGTGTGTAGATATCAATTGATTTTCTTCATCACTTTTTGATTTATTAGTAGATTCATCTGTATCCTTTTTATCTTTTCCATTATACGACATTATATAATTAGTTAAATATAAAACTTTAATCTCTTTTCGCAATTATTTGTTGAAATAAGAAGTATTCAATCACAAATAGAAGGGCGTGTTCATGGTATGTATTCTTATAAAACAGATTAATTTAAATTTTATATTGTTTTTGCTGACCCCGAAAATTTAATTTCATCCAATAACGGACATTTTGAACTAAGTGTGGAAATAATATAATCTTTCATATCTTTAATCGTGTCAAATTGAATTAATATATTATGATGAGATGCTTTAAAAATTCCTAATTTTTCAAGAACATCTACTTTGGATATTAATATATCCGTCGAACCAGAAATGTTTATTGCTATAATAAGTTTATCTATATTAAGCCAATTTGTTTTACGTATTCTACCCGTAGTTGTTCCAATTTCACCACCAATTTTTACAAGTGACATAAGTTCAGGGTCATCAAGTAGCGTCTCAGGAAAATCAGGATCATTTCCGGAACGAGTATCATATATCTTTGCTGCAGCAAAAATACGTCTAATTTTTTGTGGAGGAAACCCAAGACAACACGCACCGTATGGTAATGTAGTGCTCGATGTTACATAAGGATAATTTCCATAATTAATATCAAGCCAAAAACCCTGAGCACCTTCACAAAGAATATTCCCGTGTAATTTTTCATCCCATAAATAATCAACTAAATCAGGACAATCCCCAGCACGAATACCTTTTCGAGCAAATTTATCTCCATAACAAGGTGCTATTCCATTACTTGTAGTTCCCTGTTCTTTATATTTTTCTTTATCTTCACTTATATGAAAATGCTGAACTACATGTGCTTTGGGAGAAACCTTTACACATGATGTATCAAATCCATTTTCTCTAAGGTATTCCAATTCAGCAAAAAATGATGGAGGATGAATTACACAATCAGGTCCTATTATCGATTTTATATTATGAAAAACACCAGTAGGAATAAGATGAGTTTTATATTTATTTCCATTCAAATAAATAGTATGACCAGCATTATTTCCACCTGCCCAACGACATACAAAATCATATTCTCTTGTGGATGCTAAATGAGATACCATCTTACCTTTTGCTTCATCTCCCCATGAAAGACCACAACATATATCTACATGATTAATTGACGGATGCTCTAAAAAGTTCATATTATAAATATTAATATAATACGTTTTTATATTAATATTACCATTATTTGTCTATTTAATCTTATTTTTGAATATAAAGTTTATAAATACAGTAAGACGATATGATTGTTCCTTCAAGAGCTAAAACGTAAAATGTTTCGTCTTTTGACAGTTTTATATTGAATATGTTAAATATATGGTGATTAATATCTTTGAAATACCTTACTTTTAATTGACAACAAAGAACTTGAAATATTGATATAAGACATTCGTTCATTAATATCCATGAGATAGATGTTATAAATATAAAAAATAATGTAAGTAAATACTGACGATGAAGAAAAGGTAAAAATAATACACAACTAAAAAGGTGGTGTAATATGATAACAGTTCTACCTATATATGTTTTACATTTTTGAATATTTTCATCTTGAGAAGCAATAATAATAAAAATAGCAAAAAATGCTAATAAATAGTAATCGTAGCTTAGTTTAATGAAGTTCATATATTATAAAAATATTTTATAAGCATAAAGAACATATAAATTCTCCTGTTCTTCTATCTATTTTTATTTTTCCTTTTTTCTCTTTTGAATAAGCAACAATACAATTTTCATGAACAGAAATATTTTCACATTTATCACATCTGTAAACTGTATTATCTCCCAATATTTCATTACAATAATCACATACATGCCATAAGTTTGCACAAACAGTTATATCCAAACGCGAAAATATTGTATCTAAAGCCTCATATACACATAGATGTTCATTATTCGACATTTTATAAAATTCAGTTAATTTTCTTTCTTTTGTTGTTTGAATTTCAGGTTTATATAAATTATATATATTGAATCCATAATGTGATAGTGAAGAATGTACTTGTTTTTCTATTGTTAAAACATCATCAAGTTCTACACAAAATAGTTTTTCATGTAATTCAAATTTTCGAATACCATTTTGTTCTATTCTTCCAACTGCTTGTGATTTAATACGATTATCTAATGAGGAAAAAGGACAAATACCAGAGGTTTTGCCTATCTTTACAGCATAGGGTATTAATGTATATTTATCTCGAATGCTATATCCATATAAATATTCAACCATGTAAATAAAAAAGGTTAGTTATTAAATAGTTATAGTTAAATATTATAAATTCAAATTTATTATTTTTCGTTGTTATATGTTCCATCACCAATAAAGAATAGGTGACCATATTCTTCCCATTCATCCAAAGTTTTCATTACATTACTCCAGAATGAATAAGGCTCCTTATTTACATAATATTTTCTGTTTGTTGATTTTCGTGTAATAGCTCTGTATATTTCCCATCTTTTTTCTTCTTGTGGGTCAGTTAGAATGCGTGCGTTTACTGATGCACGAAAATTTTTATTTGATATTATTTTACGACAAAGTTCTATCATCGTCATTTGATTTTTTTTATAGTTGTGTGTGTATTTCTTTCTGAAATATGCCATAATAGAATATGTTGCACATAGATTATCATTTTCGTTGATGTCAGTATTTTGAACACCAGACCCAATACTGCATGTTGTATAACCTGTTCGTGTATCTGTTATAAAATGATGAAAACCAAATTCTTCATCATCATAATGGTCGAAAGTAATATAATGATGTGGAAAAACGTGTTCGATAATTTCTCTTACTTCAAGATCACCAAAGAATTGGTTAATGTATGTGTAATGATTCCAACTGAATTCCTTTAGTTTCTGGTTGATAGATTTGATATGTGTGTATGACATTTTTGTAGTTTTTGTTTAAACTACTTATAAACATTTGAAAAAGTCAATTTTGAATATTGGGTATATACCGACCAGGGTTTGTTAGTTATAATTGAAAATATATTCAATTGTGGTAATTATATAGAGTTAGTGTGCGTTTGTCATATTCTTAGGTCTGTTTTTTGCAAAATTGCTTTTTTTTGTATAATAATTTGTATTATACAAAACAACCTGTAATATATATTTCAATCATGACAACTACTCTAAGTGAGTGTATTTCTGACAATATCGCAAAATTTTCGCAACCAAAATATCCAATTTATAGAATAGTGTATGTTATTAATTCTTGTAATCATGATCTTCAAAGTTTCTCCGCCAAAAAAATAAGTAGATTAGTTGAATTGGTAGATAACTTGAATGATTGTCATCTAAAGAAAAAGACTGATGAGAAAGATCTACATATGAGTTATGAAGCAAGGGTGTTACATGAGATGACCCTTTTAAGTAAAAATTTATTCGATGATATAAAAAAAGGAAATATACTTGTTGAGGTGCCACTAATGGAAGAATGGTGTGATCATGGTGAATCTAATTTTGTCTTCGCCAGTATGACAAGAATCGCTTAAAAAATATTTGGATTACGAATATAAAATAAAAAATTTACATGTTTTTTTTATTTTGTTGTTTTGCAAAATTGATTTTTTTTTGTAAAATTTACTTTTAAAACAACAAAGTATATTTAAAATATAATGTCAGGTTCAAACGTTATTAACACAGTAACACCTTTGTTTAGAGAGTGTTTGGATAGAACTAACAAAGTAACCTATATATTCGGGGTTAAAAAACGTGCTACTGGTGTTCGTCAAATTTATTTATCTATAAATCGCGGTTTAATCGAAGATTTACCGATGATATTTCTCCAATCAGTAAAAAATAGAATTCCAATTTTCATTAGAGAAATGCGGGATAGTAGCGAAATAAATGAAAAATATTGTAACGTACTTATTTCTACATTTTCAAAATTTAAAAAAAAATATAATACACACATAAACATACAAGTGGAAAAGGCTCTTTTAATAAGACAACTTTTGGGATACGATCTTTCAAGAGTTGTAAATAAATATTTGGATTACGAATAGAAAATAAAAATTTTACATGTTTTTTATTTTGTTTTCTTGCAAAATTGATTTTTTTTGTATACTAATTAGTATTTATAAATATCAGGGTTGTAAATGCCTTCTTTAAAAGGTTCTACCAAAATGTCAATAAATTCATGTGAATTATGGAAACATAATTTCATGACGATGAGTAATGAATATTTCAAAAATACGAATATTATAAATATAAAATTTAGGGATATTATAAACGATGTTCAATCGTGCGATATAGGTACACAATTGAATATGATAAATGAAATAATTATAAAAAACAAAAAAAAGGTATGAAACTTTAGTAAGTATTTTAATTTATTATTTACGTGTTTTTTATTCGTGATTGTAAAATTGAATTAGAAATAAAAAATGTTTGTTTATCAAAAAGATGGAAAATATGAACAGACCTCTTATAATTACTCTTGATGGTAATATTGGTGTGGGTAAATCTACACTTCTTAAGTTGATTGGACAGATGTTACCAGATGTTGAAATTGTATTAGAACCAGTTAATGAATGGGAAAAACTTGTTTCAGATGATGGTAAAAGTCTTTTGTCTCACTTTTATGAAGATTCTGTTCGTTGGGGTTACACTTTTCAAAACTGTGCAATTCTTACCAGAATTTTAGAAACACGAAAAGTTCTTTCTTCTACAAAAAAAAAGGTTATTATTACAGAACGATCTGTTCTTACAGATTTGCATGTTTTTGCGAAAATGAATTATGAACTCGGGAATATTAATTCTTTAGAATGGAGTTTATATAAAAAATGGTTTGACGGATATTCTAATGAAATACCGATTGATGCTGTTATATATGTTACAACAAGTGTTGAAACAGCAAATGAACGTATTAAAATACGTGACCGTAAAGGTGAAGGAGGGATACCTTTGGAATATCTACAAAAACTTGATGAATATCATCACAAATGGTTGGATAATACTGATATGCCTGTATTGAAAGTTAGTACAGAAGAAAATGTATTTAAACATGAAAATGTTGAAAAGGTAAAAAATTTTATAAATAAATTAATTTAAAAATAATATGGAAATAAAATAATAAAATTGTTATGCTTGAAAATTTTATTTTTTCTAGGGTAAAAAAACTTATACCACGTGTTTCACCAACTGAACTTATAGCTCTTAGAAGTGGTACAGCAACTATAGACCGAGATATATTTAAAGGTGTTGTAAATTATCCAACCAAGGTGCAGTCATTAAAATATCAAAATTATGAATCAAAATTTAGCTTACAAAAAATAAATGAACTCTTGGAAAAATATGGAAAATATCAGCAAGTATTTCCTAATGAAAAAACTGAAGAAATACTTGATTATATAGGAAAAAATAAATTTTTTTCATTTATTATTAAAGAAAAGTACGGTGGGGAAAATTTAAGTATAACAGAGCTTTCATCAGTTCTTACACGAATTTCTTCATGTAATCCAGCGTTGGGTGTAGTTACGATGGTTCCAAATTCCTTAGGTCCAGGAGAACTTCTTCAACACTATGGAACTGAAAAACAAAAAGACATGTATTTACCAAAGCTTTCAAACGGAGAACTTATACCATGTTTTGGACTTACAGGACCTCATAATGGTTCAGACGCAACGGGTTCTATAGACGAAGGTGAAATTATTTTGAATGAATCAGGTGTACCTATTATTCGTGTGACAATAAACAAGAGATATATTACACTTGGTCCTGTTTCCAATCTTATAGGTATCGCTTTCCGTGTAAAAGATCCTATAAATGCTGTTATTAAAAAAATGAATGAGAAAGAAGAATTTGATGGTTCGGGAGATGGTCCATATGAAGGTGTAACACTTGCTCTTCTTGAAAAGGGTCACCCTGGTCTTGAACAGCTTACACATCATAATCCTCTTAATATTGGATTTCCTAATGGAACATTAAAAGGAACAATAGATGTTCCACTCGATTCGATTATAGGAGGAAAGGAAAAGATGGGTCATGGATGGAAGATGCTTATGGAATGTCTTGCGGCAGGAAGAGGTATTTGTCTTCCAGCAACAGCTAAAGCTACTTCAAATATTGCTACTATTTCTATGATACAATATGCAAAACATAGAACTCAATTTAAGCTTCCTCTTATTAAAATGGAGGGGATACAGGAAAAATTAGTGGACATGTTATATAATACATGGTTAATCAATACAAGTATAGATTTAACGAATGTCCTTCTTGATAGGGGTGATAAACCAGCTGTTATTTCAGCAATTATGAAACAACAAACTACAGAACGTGCTCGTAATGTTTTAAATGACGGTATGGATATTCATTCTGGAAGTGCTATATGTTTGGGTGAAAATAATGTCCTTGAAAAATTTTATCGTGCTGCGCCTGTTGGTATAACTGTTGAAGGAAGTAATACTCTTACAAGAAGTCTAATTATATTTGGCCAGGGCCTTAACAAAAGTCATCCATATATTTTTCAAGTAATGGAAAGTATATTAAAAGATGATCGGGTAAAATTTAGTGAAAGTTTTTGTAATATTGTTATACATAGTATTGACGTGTTTTTAAAGTCTCTTACAAAATGTCGTTACTCAACAGAACTTGAAAAACAAACAATAGAATTTGCTAATCTTGCTAATTTTGTTTCACTTAAAGGAGGTGCTTTAAAAGGAGAACAGATGTTATCAGGATCTATGGCTGATATATTTTCAAATCTTTATTTGGCACATTCAGTAAAATGGCATAGCGAAACATTTAATTCTAATGAAACAATATCTAAATACTGCATAGATAGACTTATGGAAGAAAATAAAACACATTTTAATAATGTTATTAATAATATGGGTGGTTTAAAATATTTATTATATTTCAGTAGAAAATCTGGTTCTATAAGATCTTTTAAAAATGATAAAGAATTTTTAACTGCTGCTATTGAAGATAAAAATTTAATTGAATTTTTAAAAAAGGATATTGATATTGAGAATGGACCATTAAAAGATCTTATTTCGTTGGATAATCAAGAAAAAGAATCATATAAAGAGCTTTATAATAAAGTAATACAAGTTGGAGAATATAATAATTAAATTTATACTTAGTTATTTGGAAGTGTTAACGTTGGTGTTGGAGGTCTATCTTCTACATCTAAACCAGGAGCTTCTTTTGTCTCCTCATAATTTGAATCATCGTATCCATAGTCTTCATAATCTTCATATTCATTATCAGATTCAATTGGTGAAAACCATTCTTCGTGCCAAACTTCAAGTTGTTTTTCTCTTTCTTCTGGAGTCAATTCATACAAATATGAAGACGCTGTTATTGGTATCATAGAATCTATATTACATTCGTTACATACAAGTGTATTATTGGGTATAATCTTAAGATCTTTGTATCTAAAGTATCTATAGAATTTTACACAATTTACACATGCGATGTCGAGAGACCTACGTTTCATAAGACAAATTTTGGCTAAACTTGCATTATTTGTAACCTCTCTTATATAGTTGATTGGTATTTCTCGAGAGTTCATTTGTATACTTATAGTTTTTAATTATAAACATACAATTTATAAAATATAAAATCAATTTTGAAACACTACACTCGTATTCACAATAGATTATTATGGTCTTATCAACTTAAAATAAATGTCAGTTCTCCTTCTATGGTAATATTTATCACATATATATTTTACATATTTCTCTGATACGATCCTATTTGTATGATTTTTTCTCCAGTCATATATTTCTTCTATTCGTTTCAAATATTTGGAAGTGTTGCTATTATAATTTAACATAGCGAATCTATCGTTATACCCTTCACCAGAATCAAAATTTGGTGTTACAATAACATTTGGTGAGCTATCAAGTTGTTTAAAGACATGCGGATTAAGTGGAGTACAAAATAATGAATCTGGACGTATCACCATAACATAATCAAAATCTTCTTTGGAATCCTCTACCATTTCAAAACATCTTTTCTGTGATTCTAAAGCACATAGATGATTTCTAATAAGTTCAGGTAACCATTCGCCTTTTCTTTTATCATTATATCCTTTCTCTTCCAGTTTTTTTTTGTCAAAATAATCTTCTATTTTAATTGTTTCAAGGAAATCATCTTGAAGTTCTATTTTATATTTATCAGGTGAAAGAAGCTTATATTCATCATAGTCTATTTTAGTATTAGAAATTTCTCCCCATACATATTGTTTGTCATCACCTGTTTTCCAAGTATGCATAAATATTGTATATTCAATATTCTCACTTTCTAGAACTTTAAAAATAAGATTTATATGTGTTTTATATACCTTTTTTATTGAGCGTGTTAATCCAAAATAACATATTGCTATTTTTTTATTTGTCATATATTTTTTGTATATTATTATACTTATCAATTTACTTAAATAATATACAAATATAATAAGAGTATATACATGAATAATATGTTACCAGACGATATAAGAATAAATATAGAAGATTTCCAACAGAATGAAAATTTTAGTATTGATGAATTAATGGACGCACTTGAAAATGAAGAACATTGTAATCTTGAAAATATGACACCCGAAAAAATAGAAGATATGAAAATAAATGCTATTGTAGAACTTCAATTAAGTGAAGATAAAAGTGAAAATATGTTATCTAAGCTTGATGGTTATATGTATGTAGATGAAATGCCTGATGTTAAATATGGTAATTATATCAGGTGGGTTCCCCTTAGAAATCCTGATAATTTAAAACTTACAAATGGTGGATTAGTTACATCAATAGATGTTTGTACTACTGGAACAGTTCTTACATGTAAGAATAGTATGGGAAGGTTTTTTAGAGTAAAAATGGATGAAGCTATGATTTTCAAAAGAATTACTGACCAAGAACGTGTTATATTAGCAGCACTAAAATATCTATCATAGTAAAAAAATGTAATAATATAATCATATAATCATATAATTGTTGTTTTTATATTTTTATATTTCTATATATGGTGTTACATATTCATTTATAACATTTGATACATCATTATTCATAAATGAATCACATATTTTATATACTTCGTCATTTATTTCAAACATTTGTACTTCCACTCTATCTATCAATTGTTCTGTTACAGTATTTCTTGTTGGATATCCAATAGTTTTTTCTATACATACCGAATAACAATTAGGACGATTATCACATTCTTTTATATAAATTAGTTTTCCTTCTCTTGGTTTAGATTCATCATTAAAGTATATTTTTGCTAACTTTCCAATATACATATTGTTGTTTTTGTTCTTTGGTTCCCACGTTTGTGACATAATGCCTGATTTATTGTATAAAACTAAATTAGGTATATCAGAAAATTCAATTTTGTATATTTGAATGTGATTGTTCAAGTATTCGAAATCTTTCAAATATTATTTCGGCATCTAATATAAAATCCTTATTTCCTTCACTCATAATAAATTCTCTATTTCCTACTTCACCTCTCATAATTATATTAGTTATACGATTCATGCCATAATTACTTAAATCACCAGCAATTATATACGATGTATTTCCATTAGAAGCAATAATTTGTCCATCATAATATGTAGTAATAGAAAAATTGTTATATTGATAACAACACGTTTCAATATTATTTTCACGGAAGTATCTTATAATATCAGTATCATAATTCATTCTATTTATTGGTCTAACCATAATAAATAAAAATAATATAATATTTTTATTATGGTTATCAAATTTATGAAAAGTAAAGTTGTTTAAACTTATCCACATTAATTACAATTACATTTAATTTTTTTGCTTGTGCAACCTTACCAGTTCCTGGTTCATTTTCATCACCCTTTATAACAACAGCAAACGTATTTTTTGAAACAGAAGATCCAAGTTTACCACCTGCTTTCTCAATCATTTTTCCAAGTTCTTCATCTCTAAATCCTGTCATAACAATTGTTTTCTTATAAAGAGGACCACTTGTATCAACAGGTGATTTACTTGTTGGTTTTTCATTTAACTTTTCTTCCTCTCCTATTTCTTTAAGGAATTCAAGGAAATCTTTTATATTTGATACAAATAATCTTGCTGATTTCTCAGCCATACTTTTAATCATCATTATTTTTGATATTTTTTCATTATCACTTTCTTTACTTGTAAGAACATCAGGATAATCTTCTAATATAGCTTCCATCTTCTTTTTCCCCATTCCATGACCAAATAAGTTAGATGCTGCCATTATATCAACAATTTTTGCCTTAATAAGCGATTCTTTTATATTAATATGTATCTTATTAGCCATTTTTTCTTTAAAACCATCAATACTAAGTAACTGTTCAGGAGTCATGTATATAATTTTTGGAACGCTATCAAAACCAGCATTAATAATTCTCTCAACATTTCCCGGACCAAGACCATCAACATCAATTGTATTAAAGAAGAACGTTATGTTTTTTGACAGAACTGTTTTATTTGAACTTTTATTTTTAAGAACAATATCTATGTGTGTATCTCCATGCCATTCATATTCTTCATTAGGCATCATAATGTGTTCAGCAGGTTCAAGAACATCCATAATGTAAGGAATTACATCACCACTTCGAATTATTTTTATTTTTGCTCCAACTCCAAGCTTATTTTTGATTACAAATTCAGCATTAAAGGCCGTTGCGTATTCTATCTTAGCACCTCCAAGAACAACTTGTTCTATTTTTATTCGAGGTTTTAATAAACCATCTTTGCTTGCTGACCACTCAACCGCAAGGACTTTTGCTTCTGCTATCTGTTCTCCAAGAACCATTTTAAAAGCAAACGCATAATCAGGATTTCCTTCCTTTCTTGGATAAATGTTATCATCGCTACATATAATACCATCCATCTCATAGTCATATGAATTCCTCCAATCAACAAGAATATTTGATAAAAGAGTATTATTTACATCTGGATGTGTTTCGTTCTTAGATACAATAAATCCATGTTTTTTCAAAAAGTCAAATTGATCACTTGGTTTAAGTTCTGGTTTTATAAGTTCATAAGCAACAAAATCTACATGACCCAACTTTTCTATTGAAGGAGACTTTGAATTTATAACACCTGAAACAAAATTACGAGCATTTGAAAAGTTAGCACCATAATAAACCTTAAATATATCTTGACGTATAATAAACTCTCCTCTTACAACTATATCTTGAGGTATATTTTGAGGTTCAGGCATATTTAGCTTACCTATAAACTTGGATATATCTTGACCAACTTTTCCATTACCTCTTGTATATAGTCCTGGTGTTCCTTCTGTTGAATAAAGACCACTAACACCGTCAAGTTTACTTGATATAACATATGGACCGCTAAATTGTTTTTTCCAGCGTTCAACTGCGTTTGTGTCTGGTTTTATCTTGTCCATAGAACCCATAAAATAAGGAAGTTTTACTTTATCTGCCTTGACATCAGCTCCAATAACAGTAACTTCGAAATTTTTTGAGTCTTTTTTCTCCATGTATTCTTTGAATATATCATACTCATTATCTGTAAGAATAGATTCATCATTATAGTATGCCTCTCTTGATGACTCCAATATTTTTTGTATCATTTTTTTTGATAACTTATCAAGAATATCAGCACCATTATTTCTAAATGATTGTATGTGTTTTTTAATAGTAGGTGTTGTACTCTGTTTTTTTGATTTTTTCATAGTTACTTTCCCAGAAGATTTTTTTCCGGTGGATTTACTTTTTTGAGTAATCGGTGATGACATATTTAATAATAATACATATTATTTATATTATTATCAATTTTGGTTTATTTATACTCTTTTAGATGGGTAAAGGATCTGGAAAGTCTGTTGTTGTTGTAGGAGAATTAGTTAAAATCTCACAGATTTTTCTCTTATTGTTTGATTTTTTGGTGGCAAAAGAAAAAACACTTGGTGGGTCTTGACAACCAAATGGATTATCAGGCGAAACTATACCACGAATAGGTATTGTAACTGGTACGCATTCATCTTCTTCTTTAGGATATTTTCCTGCATTACATGATCCCACATGATACACATAATAATGGTTTTTATCACTTGAAACAATAAAATTATCACAATCTATTATTCCTCTCATCTTATTATAAGGATGTGTTTTCACAAGTGCTTCTCTTTGATGGGGTAAAAGTATTGTTCCTCTTATTTTCTGATTCCAATCATGTTGTTTGTCAGGTACGAGTGGTTTTAAAAAAGGAGGATATCCTCCTTTTTTATTATATTTTCTCTTTTTTTTGCCACCTTTAATTGATGTTTTTCTTGTATATTTCATTAGACAGTCACCATTTTTACCAGGAATTAATTTTTGTTTCTTTTTACATGTGTATGTGTAATTCATAATTCCTTTCTTACGGAATATTGAATTACGACATATAGCAACAGCAGCTTGTTCTTTTGCTTTTTTTGTGCGTTTTCTTGTTTTTGCTAAAGGGACTAAAGGTCGTTTAGATTTTACAATCGCGCTAACACAATTACATAATTTTTTAGCAAGTATGCGTTCAGCTGCTTTTTTGGTTTCGCGTTTAGATTTAGGGATCTTCATTTTATAAAATTCCAAAATATTGACATGGTCGTTATAATTTGTTGATACCATATTTACTAGTTTACCTAATTATTATTTTTATATTTAGTATAATTATGTCATTAAAGGGGGATGAAACAAAAGCACAAAAAAAAATGATTGCTTTTGATTTAGATGAAACACTTGGTTACTTTAGTGAATTTGGTATATTTCACGATGCTATTGAGCAATTTACACGTTCTTCCCTAACGCTTACTCAATCATTTAAGTTATTCGAGTTATATGAAAAAGAAATTGTAAGACCAAAAATGTTCTCTATACTGAGGTCAATTAAAGAGATGAAAAGAAAAAAAATAATTCACTATATTTTGATATATACAAATAATCAAGGTGGTCAGTCGTGGACATATATGATAAAGGATTATTTTGAAAGTAAACTAAATAGGGGTAAAATTTTTGATAAGATAATTTGTGCTTATAAGATAATTGGTCGAAATGAGAAGATATGTGAAGAATGTAGAACCACACATTCTAAAACGTACAAAGACTTGGTTGTGAATTGTTGTAGATTTCCAAAAACTACAAAGGTATGTTTTATAGATGATCAAAATCATCCATCTATGAAAAATCATGAAAATGTTTACTATTTAAGAATAACACCTTATGTTCATTCACTTACACCACAAACATTTATTGAAAGATTTCTTGATTCAAGATTATCAGGGCAAATCAAGAAAATGAAAAAAGAAACAGACTTTACAGATTATGTTCTTCGATATTTTGAACGCGTTGAATATTATAAACATATTCCAAAAAAAAAATATTCATTAAAAAATGATTGTGAAATAAGTTTAAAACTCAAAGAGCTTATAGAGGGTTTTGAAAGTTTTTAAGTTTTATCCTTTTGTACCGAATTTATTTTCAAATTCGACACAAAATTCTTTATGTATGTTACTTGCAGCATTATTATAATCATCAATAGAATTCCAGTTAAGCTCGGGTTGAAGATAATTTTTTTCTACATTTGGTAGAGAATTTGGAACACAAAAATTAAACTGTTTGTGTTGATTAAATTCTCCCATATTGAACTGATTACTTATCATATTTACGATAGACCGAGTAATATTAAGGTCCATTCTATTTCCATTTTTTAACCAGCCAGTATTAAGAAGCCAAACGGTTGTGTTATGTTTTTTTATTTTTTCTTCAAGAAGGTCACCATATATGTGTGGATGACGCGTAATAAAAGGTTCTGCGAAACATGAACTGAATGTCTTTTCTGGTTCTGTTACACCTTGTTCTGTTCCTACAATTTTGCATGTATATCCTAACATAAAATAAAACCGAGCTTGTTGTGTTGTTAGTTTCGAAATTGCAGGAAAAATTCCATAAGCATCACAAACGAGAAATATAATATTATTAGGATGATTATCTACGTATGCTGGTATTTTAACGTTATTAAGGTGATTTAATGGATAAGCACATCGTGTATTATATGTGATACTTGTGTCAAAAAAATCAGGAATACGTTTATCATTAACAACAACATTTTCAAGAACAGCACCTCTTTTTATTGCTGAAAATATTTCTGGTTCTCTTTTTTCTGTAAGACCTACACATTTTGCGTAGCACCCTCCCTCTACATTAAATATTCCTTTATGAGTCCATACGTGTTCATCGTCACCTATAAGTTGAAGTCCCTCAGTTGCCGAAAGTGTTGTTTTTCCGGTTCCACTTAATCCAAAAAACATAAGTGTATCACCATTTGAATTAACACAAGCACTTGAGTGAAGAGGTAGATAATTGAATTCGGGCATAATATGCATTATATATGTAAGAACTGCTTTTTTCATTTCACCGGCATATTTAGTTCCGTATATAACAACACGTCCTTTGTCTAAATCTAAACCAATTAGATTCTCATTAATACCATCTTTATTATACATATCTATATCATGTGTTGTTATATCACCACAATTCAATATTGTAAGATTTATTTCTTTGCTTTTATGTTTTTTTTCAGCAGGAATTAACATATTTTTTATAAAAAGAGCATGATATGGGTCGCTGCATATGGTTCTTACATTTATTCTCATTCCATCTTGTCTATCATCCCAACCTGCGTATGAATCCATAACATATACATTATTTTTCTTTAAAATGTGATTCATACCTTTTTTGTAACATGTATCCATTGTTGATGATAACAATTCAATATTTACATTTCCCCACCATACATTTTCTTTTGTTAAATCACTATTACATGAAATTCTTTTGTCGTTTGGACATCTTCCAGTATATTTATCGCTGTAAGCACATAGTGCTTGTGTTTGAGTAACTCCATATAGTTGTTCAGCGTGTTTATATAGATCATTTATAGATATATTATGAAAGATCATACATAAAGAATATATTATTTCTATTTTAAATAATATATTTAAAAACCGCTTAATATATTTTACACCGGTTGTTTTGAACGGCATTTGTTTTCATTAAAATATATGTGTCATCATAATAACTTTTGAATATTCGAGTATTTTTTTATTTACTTCTTCTATATTCTGTGTATCTGTGATAAATGATTGTTTATATTTGATAAAGTTTATAATTGCCTGGGTTTTTTTCTTATTATTAGCGGTTTCATCGAATTCGCAAAAAAAACCCAATTGTTTAATATTTTCATGATAAATGATATCACCAGGACAAGACATATCATATATATCACACAATTCGTCACCCAGATATGAATAAATATCATTTTTAAGAGTTGATTTTCCAGTTCTACCTGGTCCAACCAATATAATCATTTTATCGTTTGAAATTCCGTTTTTTATATTTTCTATATATCGAACTAAATATATATAATCTTCATTCGTTAAATATTGTTTCCATTTATTAATATCATTTGTTACCATATACACTATTATATTATTTGTATTTAAGTGTTTTGAATAGATGATATTAGGTTTTTCAAATATTAAATGTTTTAATAATCGATATATTTTTATATTAGAGTTAACGCATCAACATAATTGTTGATATCTTTTAAATCTTCGGGTGTTCTAATTCTCTTTACCTTTATATGTTGTATAAGTTGTATTTTAAGAGTATTTATATCAACATGTTCTCTTTTTTTTATTATATTTATAACCTCTTCTATGTGTTCTTCATTTGAATTACAATATGATTGTATGAATTGAACATTAGAACATAGAAGCATGTTATCTATACAATATATACCTATACATACGTTTTCATTCGTTAGATCTTTTGCGCAACATTCTTCTCTCATAATTATTTTACTAAATTTTCCTTTTACTATTTTTATTCTATCAAAATCACATGGATTTTCTTTTTTTATATATGGTATTTTAATATCTCCACTCTTCTTTACTATTTCAGTCAATATTTTAGTTGTCACAAGAGGCATATTTGCAGGAACAATAAGAGTTTGGGCATTATTATATTTTTTTAATTTATGACGACACATATTTATCGCATATCCCGTTCCAAGAGAAGGTCCTTGATTAATATATTCTATATCATCTTCTATTGCGTGTTTACGTAATTCAGCTCTAATTTTTAATTCATTTTCATTTACAACAACAATAAGTTTTCTTGGAAGTAATCGTGCTGCTTCATTCACTACACGTGCCACCATAGGAATCTCACCAACTTCTTCTATAACAGCATGACTGTTTTTATTTGATTCCATTCTTTTCCCATTTCCACCAGCCATTATCACTACTATCAATTGTTTTTCCATATACTATATAAAATATTTTTATACCTACAAATATTTTTATCGTGTAATCAAAAATGTGTTTGCTTTATTAAAATACACTACAATTTCCTCTAATGTTGTAGTAGATAATAAAAAAAGTGCAGAGGTAAAAACAAGTCTTTTATCAAAATCTGTAAATTTTGTTGAAACTAAAGGATTGAATCTAACTAATAAAAGCAAACATACATATAGTTTCATGAAATAATTTAAATTTGATAAATACTCTCTTGTATTGCTTCCTCCTAATCCTAAAATCACAAGTGTTATAAGAACATATGTAAATACAAGAGACCCAAAAAATATATGTTCATAAAGCTTATTCATACATTGGTATGACATAAAAATAAATTATTCGGTTAATTGTTTTAAAGGATGAATAGGAAATCCAAACTGGTTTAATGAATTAACTAAAATATTATTACCAAAAAATGCAACATTAAAATTAAATAAAAAATAAGTTAATGCTATAAAGAATAGTAAATATCTTGAATATATATGACTATTTTCTTTTTTTATTGAAATATACATTAAAATAGGTATAAATATTGATAAATAAATTAATCTCCCAATTGTTAATTCATTTTTTTTATAAATAATGTTATAACTAATACTTAAAGTAAGAATTAATCCTATAAGAAATAATATAATATATAATATTTTATTTTTTGTAGGAACTATGCTTACATATAATAATATGGGTGCTATAATTGAAATGCTAAAAATATTTGGTAATATATTAAAAATTTTATTGTATTGTTCTATTTTCATTATATAAAGGTATATTTTATAAAAACATTATTATTTATTGTTTTCATGTATATTAAGTGTTCTTGCGCTTGAATCTTTTGCTTCTATAAAACGCGGCATCCAATAATAAGGTATTAAATGTTTGCTTTTTTCAAAGTTGTAATATTTATTAAAAATATGAATATAATAATTATCTTCTCTTGATTTTGATTCATCAAATGTTGTATTGTTTTTTCCTACTTCTTTTTCCCATATAGTATCATCTTGAAAATTTTCTTGTATAATTTCATACCATGATTTTACTTTACTACTTACACCATCGCTAAATGCTTCTTTTTGACGTCTAAGAACTTCATTAGGAAGAAGATTCTTTTTAACTGTTTCTCCGTTTTCCATAAAATCAAATGGGTGATCAAAAGCATCACGAAATAAATATTTTTCTTGTTTATCGTGAATTACATGATTTCTAATTGTAGGATTTAAACTTAAATAATGTTCAACCCATCCTCTATCGAGAAATGGTGTTCTTGCTTCTAAACCATGGCATGCTATTGTTCTGTCAGACCTAAGAACATCAAAGTAGTGAATATTTGATAATAAACGTTTACATTCTTTATCAAAAGAAATAGAATCAGGAGAGTAGTGAAAATATAAATAACCTCCCATAAGTTCATCTGATCCATCTCCATTAAAAATAACCTTTGCATCACTATTTTTGCTTATATATTTTGCCACTAAATAGTTACCAACACTAGCTCTAACTGTTGTTGTATCATAACTTTCGATAGTGTATATAACTTCTGGTATAGCATTTAAAAATACATCTGTTGAATATGTAATTGTTGTATGTTTACTTCCAATATGATCGGCAACCATTTTCGCATATTTTAAATCTTCACCACCTTCCATTCCAATACTATATGTTTCCAATTGTTTTCCTTTGAATCCAAGTTCTCTTGCTACAATTGAAGCTACAATTGAACTATCAAGACCACCAGATAAAAGACATGCTATTGGACGTTCGGAATTTTCAACACGTTTTTTAACAGCAGCATAAAACATACATCGTATATCTCCGTGAATACGGTCGAAACAAATATTTCTTTCAATGGATGAAAATGGAAGACAACAATATGTAACAGATTTTTTTTTATTCCATACATTATGATATAACTTAAATTTACTATAAGTGCCAGGTGCGAACTGTGATAATTTATTTTTCAATTCATTTGATTTAGTATATGTATTCGACATCATTTTCATTTCTGAAGCAAACCAATATTGATTATTTATTTTCATTTCATATAAAGGTCGAACTCCATGAGGATCTCTTGTTACATAGGCTTTTGTTTTATTTAAAATTCTCATATCAATAAGAACAATCGCAAAAACACCATCTAACATTTGAACTGTTTGTTTAAATCCATATTTTTTATAAAGATGTATAATAACTTCACAATCAGAATTTGTTTCTATTTTTACATGATTTATGTGTTTATATAAAGTAGTATGATTATATATTTCTCCATTACATATACACATTATATTATCAATATTAAATGGTTGATTCGATAATTCATCAAGACCATTTATAGCAAGTCTATGAAACCCCATTATACAATTTGCGTGTTCAATACATTTAAATGAAGAAAATTCTGGTCCTCTTGGGATGCCTTTATTAAATTCATCTCCAATAGACTCGTTACTATGACAAAGATTTAATATGGAAAAAATACCACACATTCTGCTATAGATGTATATATATTTAGCCGTTTAAACAATATTTTTATATGTTATTATTGTATATGTCAAAATTATGTCCTACCGATAGTCGTGATCAAGAATTGAATAATAAATTATTTGAAAGAAATATTCCATCACATACAATAGATCCTGTATTTTCTGTAAAACCGATGGCAACAAGATATACAAAAATGCATATTTTGGATAATAATGAAAATAATCTTAATACGCCTATTACAGCAACTAATCAATTTCAAACAAACACTACATTTTTTCCTGGTGACCGGAAACCCAATTGGAATGGTTATGTTACAAATGTTGATAAGGAGTCTACGTTAAGAAATCAATTTTTTGCGTTACAAAAATGTGACCAGTCTTATTATATTCCAGATTCAACGAGCGAATTATATGTTAATAAAAATATTCCTTCTGGCAAGGAACATAAAAATGGTATAAAAGAAGATGAATCTCTCATATTTGAAACACAAACATTTGATAATTTTAATCCAAATATTTTTAACGCAGGAAGTTTATTGTTTAATAATAGCACTCGTATTCAAAGAAATGAGGGTGATTAATTTAAACTGAAAAAAATGGTATTTCTAGCGTTCTAGGAAAGATTCTTAAAAAACATTAATACGAAAAAAAATACCCCTGATGTATAATACCATAAACCCAAATCGTTATGTTGTCATCTTTATGCAGAAGCCTAGAAATGACATTTTATAAAAAAATAATAAATTAAATATTAAATACTAAAATGTTTTTAATCGTAATATGGTGTATCGTAATATAAATTACCATCTTCGTCATAATATTCTATACATTTATCATAATCCAAATTATTATAATCGTTATGACAAATTTTTTTAAACTGGTTATTATTCCATATACAACGTTCAAAATCTTCAGTCATATATATTAATGTAGATTCGAATTTAAAACATTCGTTACAGTCTTTCCTTTTAAATATTTTTTTTACACCATTATCGGGACAATTATTACAATAACATTTTGGATATACATAATTATTCCAAATAAACTCTTCATATAGTTCCTTTTTATGATATAAAATATTAAAATAATTCCTTATAGCTTCATAAACATAATCATTTATTATAAAAGATTGTATATTATTGACAACTTCTTGTGGAAATGTATTTTTAAACAATACTAGTGGTGAATTCATGTTGTTTAAATAATTAAATAATTAAATATTAATTCAATTTTATAAAAAGTAAACAAATTAAAGAGATATTTTTTTTAAAAAACAAAATATTTATATATATCAATAGATATGTCAAGAACAAAAGGTATAAAAAATAAGAATAAAAATAAGGATAAAAGAAAGAAAACAAGAAAATTAAAGAAAATGAAAAATTCAACACTTAAATGTGCTCCAAAATCATCATCTAATGATTTTTCGTGTTATTCAAATTCAAATCTTTTTGAGTTAAAAAAAGCATGGAATAAATCAAATACACCTAAGATAAAAACAAATAATCCTAAGGAAATATGGAGATTTCTTCACAATCATTACAAGGATAAATGTGGGAAAGAATCATGTTGGATCAAAGAAGCTGAAATTCCTGATAAATTTAAGAAAAGGATGATAAAAACTGCGTTTGCACCAAAAGCACCGGATGAATGGAAAAAAAATCCAACTACGTGGTTAAGTAGCACAGATATTATAAAAGTAATGGAACAGTATGAACGAGCCTATCCATATTATAGATTTATAGGTCCATCTCCAATAGATTTTGATAAAAAGTTGGCATTTAATCAGTGTGTATGGAATGATTTATGTAATATTGATGTTTCACAGTTAATTCAAAATAAGAAAAAGATTGTTGGTATGATATTCAATCTCGACCCGCATTATAAAGATGGTTCACATTGGGTTGCAATGTATTTCAATCTGGATACAGGGGAATTATACTATTTTGATAGCGTAGGAGATAAAATACCACATCAAATAAATCGCCTTCGTGAAAGTATTCAAGAACAGAGTAAAATTTTAAATATTAAAATAAAATTCGATGAACTTTATCCGAAAGTTGAACATCAAATGCGAAATACAGAATGTGGAATGTATTGTTTATATTTTTTGATAATGATGCTTACTAAAGAAAAATCATGGAAAAACTTTAAATCAAGTAAAAATCGAATTAAAGATGAAGAAATGGAAAAGTTTAGAAAAGTATTTTTCAACAAAGACCTATAATGAGTTAAAAATATAAAACATATTAGAATAATACTGATATTATATATTATGGATAATATCAGCAGTCGTAAAGAAGAATCAATAAGAAAAACATATGTAATTACACCCAAACTTACAAAGTCGTGTTATGATATAGAAACATGGTCATCAACTCTTAAAAACGGAAAAAATGTAGATTTAAATGTAACATCATATTGGAGATGGGGTGAATTTAATATAGAACTAAGTGATACAGAGTATAATAATGTAAAAAATCAAGATACTATAGTAGTTAGTGATTATGACCATGAATTTATTTCTTCTGTTGATTGTAGATGTAATGATCATGAAATAATTAATTTTGAAAGTTATACAGAAGCTGAGAGAGAAGAAATAGAAAATATGTTAGAAACATATGACGAAGAAACTGGTGAAAATTTGGATTTTAATGAAATTCTTGAAAATAATTGGATATCAGGTGATGTTAAATATGTAATTGTAGATGGTTGTATTTTGGAATAATATAACTAATATTAGTATTTTTTCTTATATAAGTTATTTAAAGATAAAATAAACAAGTAGATATATATATAGATGACAAGTGAATTCAAGAGTGTAAAAAACAAAGGGATGTTATGGGATCTTATGAGTAACGAATGTCCAGATTTTAAAAAAAAAATTCGTTCTAATTTTAATGAAATTCAAAAAAACTTTGAAGATTGTATTATTAGAACACATGATTTAAATTCATCTTCACAAAATCTATTAATGTTGAATAAAATATTTATTGAAAATATGAATAATATTCTTACAGAATCAAAAGCAACACCAATCTTAGCGAAAGATATACAAACATCACGTGTTGAAAAATTAAATAATGAATTTGACAATAAAAAGAAAGAATTAGATTCATATATGAAAAAAGAGGTTCCAAATGAAATAGATTTTTCATTAGGTAACGACGATCCTATAAAAAACGTGGACGATATTCTAAATAAAAAAATAGCAGAACGAAAATATGATATATCATCTGTTATGAATGATAATAAAGGAGATGTAAATGAGGCAAAAAAATGGATAGGTTTAAATGAAAATGAAAAAAGCAAAGAATCTCAAAATGAAATAATACAAAGTAATCCAACCGAAATATTTAATTCATCTTATAATAACAATATGGATATATTTGATAAACTCAAACCTTCGTCAAACGCATCATTTATGGAAGATAATATAGATGATTTAAATCCGCGTACAGACACACATCATCTCCTTACGATGATTTTAGCAAATCAAAAAAAAATAATGACAAATTTAAATATAGTTTAATATTTTAAAAGTTTTTTTCACAATAATAAATATGAGTTCCAAAATTTATATGGGAATAAATGGATTTGGGAGAATCGGAAAATCATTATTAATTCAAAGTATCACAAGCAGAAAAACCCGTGTTGTTGCTATAAATGCTCCTGATATAGATGTAAATAAAATAGAATCATATTTAAAACATGATACTTCCCATGGAAAAAATGATATAAAGGTTATTATAAATTCAAAGGATAGTATAAAAATTAATGGTCAAAAGATTAAAATACTTAATAATAGATATCCTCAACCAAATATGTGGAGTGGTTATGGAGCAAAATATATAGCGGAAACAACAGGAAAATTTTTAACAAAAGAAAAGGCTTTATTACATGGACCCAATTTTGATGGATTTATAATGTGTGCACCTGCAAAAGATGATACTCTTCAATATGTCGTAGGAGGAAACCATAACGAATATAAAGGAGAAAATATTATAAGTAATGCTTCGTGTACAACAAACTGTATCGTTCCTCCATTAAAAGTTCTTAGTGATAATTTTAATATTACGAATGTTAATTTTTTAACAGTTCATGCTGCTACTGCCTCACAACATGTTATAGATGGAGTTCATTTGAAGTCAAGAATTCATAGAAGTATTATAAATAATATTATACCTCATACAACAGGAGCAAGTAAATCTGTTTCAAAAGTATTACCAGAATTAAACGGTAAAATACATGGAACATCTGTTAGAATACCTACAAATAATGTAAGTATGGTAGATTTAAATATTCGTTTTAGTGAAAAAGTTGAAATGAAAGATGCTTTAAAAATCTTATCACAATCTCCATATATTAAAATAAATAATGACCCACATATGGTAAGTTCTGATTTTATGAGTACAACTTGTCAAAGTATAATCGATGAAGCCTATTGTATGCAGATGGGAGAAAATGAAATAAAATTGGGAATATGGTATGACAACGAATGGTCATATAGTTCTCAAGTTCTAAAAATGATTAAGCATATGAATAAAATTAAAAATAACTAATTTATAATTATTTTCATGTAAATATTTTATATGAAAATAGTATATGACTGAAACAACTAATAATAGATTTTATACTATAATAAATTTAGAAAAATATAAAGAAAAATTTGCTGATGGAAGTCATAAAAATGATAATGAATCAACTATTGATTTACAAAAAACATATAGTAGCAGCACAAATAATACTGAATATATTCAATCATTAAATGATCAACAAAAAGGATTTTATAATATGAAAAAACAACAACAAACGTATCAACAACAAGAGTTTCAAATAGAAGGTAGAAGTTTTGATCATTATATTGATACTAATAACTATGGTACGTTTCAAGACGCTCAAAAACAACATGTAATTGAAAATCTTAAAATAAATAACAATATTGGATTTGGATATTATCAAGAAGGAAGTTATAAGGAATTTGGAGATATGATAGTTCCTGGACCAAATTCAAAGATTAAAGATACCAGTTCTTCAGTATTTTTTTGTGGATTAAAAGGAGCACAGGGAGGAGGAGGTGGTGCGGGTGGAGCAAATGAGACATGGGAGCAATCTGGTGGAGCAGGAGGAAATGCCGGCAATACACGTGGTGCGTGGGTATTTCCTTCGTCTTCCAATGTATCAACAGTAACATTTCAAGAAAGTGTTGCGGGTAATGGTGGTGGTGGTGGTGAGGGTGGTGAATGGGGATGGCAGAGAGGTTCGGGAGGACAAGGTGGGCAAGAAGGTAATGATACTTTTATTAAATTTAAAGTTAATGAACAAAATTCAAGAAAATTTATTATAACAGGAAGTGGTGGTGGAAGTGGTGGTGAAGGAGGTGGTCGTGGTGGTGGTAGTGGTGGTAATGGTTCAAGATCACAGACTGGATTTACAAATGCATATGTAGAAGAAATAGATGGTTATGATTATGTGTACAATTCCATAAAAGGAGTTTCTGGAGGTTCAAGAACACAAGGCGGTAGTCGAAATGGTAAGAGTGGAACCAAAGGGAATAATGGTAAAATAGGACAATTTATTTATTTAACAGGTTCAAAAGCTAATCATAATTCATAGTATATTTATGTGTCATTTACTTTATCAAGTACGACTTTTCTGGCGACGTTCTTGATAATTTTGTTAATATTTTTATCGTGTTCATCACCATCGTGTGTATCAATAGCACTTCCAACGATCATCATAAATTCATCATTTTTAACATTACCAGCTTGTTGACTATCAGGATTTTGTTCTACCCATGTTGGTATTTGTTTAATATTTGCTCGACTAATATATTCAATAGCTTTTCTCATTCTATTTTTTTCAATATTTTCTTTTTCCCATACGTCATTCTCTTTTACATATAATATTTCACGTTTAGCATCACTACAGTGAATAGGACGTTTAGTAAGATCCATCTCTTGTAATCCTCTGCTAATAATTTTTGTTATTCCATCAACATATCCAAGTTTTCCTGTTTCTTCCAAATCTTCGGGATATAGTTGTAAATTTCTTATGAAGTCATGTAAACTAATTGCGTCTTTACATTGTTCGTTTAGAAACACATTAATATTAAATTTATTAGATGTATTTCCTATTTTAGGTATTATTTCACCGATTTGTTTTTGTTGTTCGTGAATCATTGTACGTAACTCTTTATTTTCTTCCATCATTTGGTGAAGTATGCTATTGTTTTCATTTTTATCAGTAGTATCTTTTTCTTTTATATTACTTGATTCTATTTCTATGTATTCTGTTTCGTTATTTGTTGATTCTATTTCTGTACATTTCTTTTTATGATACCATAAAGAACTTCTAGATTTATATGTTTTCGAACAAATATTACATACAAATCCATCCATATGGTGGACATTATTATTCGAATTCGTTCTATTTTGATGTTTTCGTGTCAGTAAATGTTTATTATAATCTTTTTTTAACTTGGTAGAATAGTCACAAATTTCGCAAAAATATAAAGTAGGATTTTTACAGGATTTTTTCATTCTATATTTTATTATATATTAGAACGAAAAAATCCTTTAAGTATATTTGGGACAAATTCGTTCGAAATGTTCTAAAATTCCCCTAAAAAAAGGTCCAAAAAGTCCCATTTTCTCCCAAAAAGTCCTATTTTTCCCCAAAAATCCGAAAATCCGAAAATCGCATTTTTTTGATTTTTTTTACATTTTTTTGATTTTTTTTTACATTTTTTGTATTTTTGACAGAAAAAATAATTCTTACCAAACTATTTATTTTTATATATTTTATTTTTAAATTAAACCATATTGTATGTGACATTTAAATAAATCGTAAATACTCGAAAATGTGTTCGAAAATGAAAAATGCTCACAAAACATTTTAAAAAAAAACAGAATCAAATGATATTACAATAATAATTATAGTTGAATAAAAAATTAGGACTTTTTTTTAAAAAAATGGGACAAAAATGTTCTAATTTTCGAACGCGTTTCTCCCACTTTTTGCACAGTGTTTTTTGAAAAAAAAAGTATCGTCACAAAATATTTACCAAAAAATGGGTTTTACACCATTATGGTAAGGGGACAAAGGTGCATGTTTTGATCGCGAAAAGTGCATTGGTATTTCTGAAAATGGACATTTTTAGAATGTCCATTTTGAAAAATAATGCTCGAGTTTTAAAAAAAAATTGTACCCTTCCCCTTCATATTTTAATATTACGTGTTTTCCATGTTTACAAATACATAATAAATAATATGAAATTGTAAAAATAATATTTTGTTACCATAAAAATAGTAGATTCCTTACAAATACTCATTTTTCGATAAAAAATGTTGATTTTTGACTACTTTTTGGGTATTTTCGAACATGTTCTAAAATTTTTGTTACCATAATTTTCAATATTTTTAATTATAATAAAATATTGAAAGGTTATAAGTTTGTTTTTAAATTGTTATATTTCAATTGTTACCAACTAAATATCTTTGAAATCGTCCTTTTTCCGGGTATCAATAACAGGTTTTCCGTTAACAACTCTTATTTTTCCTATGTATACAAGAGTTTTCGTTGGATTTTTTTTATACTCGAGGTAGCTGTCATATGTATATAAGAAATAAGTTCTTTTTCCAGATTTCGTAACTCGTTCAGCATAATCAATACCATCAAATTTTGTTCTTCTTAGAATAAGTTCTATATTGGGTTGATTTGCTTTGTCTATATTTTCAGTCTTATCTTCATCATTTATATCTGGAACAAATGCGTAATCTGTTGATTTTAAGTTAAGACCGAATGAATGGCATTCGATTGGATCTTTTTCTTTGCTATGGTCATATAATGAACAATCAACAGATGATTCTTTAATAGCACGTGTTAATTTTCTATTAATATTTTCTTTTCGATTTGATATTTCATAAAGAGATTGGTCAGTAGTAAGTGCGCGTATATTAGATTTATCAAATTTGCTTCTATCATTATTTTTAAGATCTATCGGCATAGTTTTATGTTGTTCTTCTGTGAATTCCATTATATACATGAAAACTTTTACATTTCTTAAATCTTTTGGTAAATCGTCGTGACTTCTTATACGACGTGCTCGTCCAATAACCTGTTTCGTTCTAACGGGATGCCAGTATGGTTCCATAATATGAACAAATCTGGTATTTTTTAAGTTGATACCCTCGGCACCAGATTGAGTTATCATAAGAACTTTAATAATTTCACCGTAGTGATTGTTTATATTAATATTTTTTAATTGTTCAACAAGGCCTATAGGAAGTTGAGACCATTCGCTGTTATATATTTTACGTATGGTTTCTTTTTCTTCAGTTGATTCTGTTCCTGTGTATAGAGCATATAATTTGCCAGGTTCATGGTCATCAGGAATATCGATGGCAAAGTTATTTTTAGAATCTTTTTTCAATTTAAAGCGTCTGTATCCGTTTGCTTCCATTGTTAATGCGAAAATACCAATACCTTCAAGAGTTCTAAATTGGCTGTATATCATATGCAATCCTTTATTGTCTGTGTTTGTGATATTACCAAGCATGTGTGAAAATTTTGGACTAAGTTCGCTTAGTTTTGGTTCGGTAAGATATGTTTTTTTATTTTTCTCCATCATATCAAGAGTTTTTTTAAGGTCTTCTATATATATTTTTTTTGGGTCTTCTTTTTGCTCTGGTTCATCACTTCTGGAGTCTTCTTGTTTTTTATTTTTTTCATCATCAAGTTTGATAATTCCATCGATATCTTCTTCTGTTAGTTCCTTTTCATTTTTTCCAGATGACGATGTTTTTATAATTTTAGGACGTGGTATTTCTTCAGGAAAAGCAAAATTACATATAGCTCTTGATGCTACGCGATAACTGGAAGAAGCTTTTTTAAAAAGAACATTTGCTTGGTCATTATCTTTTTTTTTCTTTTCAGGTCCTTTTTTCTCTCTACTTCTTTCTTCCTTTCTTATTTCATGATATAATGGGAACATGTATGAGCTCATAGGTATGTGTACTTTTGTAAAATAATTGGGGTCATCTTCTTCATACTTAGGCATAAGTTCTTCCTTATCATTTAAAAAGCTGGTTAGACCAATAATTCTTTTTTTAAATAAGTATTGATTTTTAATATCACCATCGGTTGAGTTAATAAATTCAGAAATGAATTCATCCATTTTGTCAGGAAGAGCTTTTGAACGTTCGATTTCTTTTTTATCAACTTTTATATTTGCTTTTGATAAATTTTTTATAATAGAATTCATATACTTTACATTAGATAGAGGTAATTGTTCGTCATGTTCTTTTTTCATGACACCTTTATATGTGACAAGTCCGGGTGTGTTAACAAAACCAAAAGGATTTCTGGTTATATATAGGGTATTGTTTCTTAGTTCCATATAATCGATACTTTTATCACTATCAAGAGCCTTTCTAAGTTTATCTGCACTTATTTTTCCACCTCCTTCGGCAGAAAGAGTGAATTTATATGTTACTATACATCCTCTAAGTATATTATACATGACACCTATTTCATTAGGATAGTTGATAATGGGTGTTCCAGTAAGTAGAATAATTCTACAGTTTTCTGCGTTCATTAGATATCTGTACATGTTAATTGCAACAGGAAGGTCTTCTTTTTTGTATCCATTATAACTCGGTCCCATTTTATTAACTATTCTACTAATTAAATTATGAGCTTCATCTATGATGACAACTTTATTATCAAATGGATTTTTTGTATGATTATTGGTCATAGTTGTATTCATATCCTTCTTTAAGTTAGGATTATTATAATTATAAAATATGAATTTAGAAACGATCATTTCATTTAATTGATATTCAAGACTTTTTTGTTGTTTTGCGTCAAGTGTATCATAATTAGATTTTTTTGTTACATCTACCATCCATGCCCCTTTTTGTGTTTCAATAACAGATACGGGTAAATGAAGAACTTTTGAAAGAGTATCTATGTGTTCTGGTTGTTTTACTGTGTCTATGAATTCCCAGTGTTGATTTTTTCTGTATATAGGGTTTCCACATTTTTTTAGTTCTTCAAAATAATTTGTTCTGAGTGATGCGGGCATAAGAACAAATATTTTTCTATTTGTTCCTATGGATTCACCCATGGCAACAGCAGCTGTTTTTATTATTCCTTCGGCAATACCGATGGAAGTGCATGTTTTTCCTGAACCCAATCCATGATATAATAGAAGACCTCTATATGGTGTATATAGGTTGATATAATCTCTTACAATTTTTTGATGAGTAAAAAGTTCAACGTTTTTATTATTATTTGTTCCGGCTTCTTCATTTTTTATTTCCTGTCTATATGGTTGAAATATTTCATTTATAAAATTAATAAAAGCCTTTCTATTATTTAGGATATAACGATCACGTTTAATAATAACAGGTTTTGTTTCTTGTGGTAACCTATCATCAAGAGTTACACCATCAATATCGGTTGTTAATAATGGTTGTATTATAGGGTTTGTTGTATCTACAGTAGGAAACTTAGGGGTTTCTTTTAACGGTTCAACCGTTTCTTCTTTATTACCATCTACAGTAGCCTGGATATTGTCTTCCTGTTTGTTTTCTTGTTTAGCGGTTAATTTAACTAATGCCTTCTTCTTCTTTTTAGCAATCGTTTTTTTAACATCTTCTTTTGTATTTTTTTTCTGTTCTTGTTGAATAATTTGTTTTTTATTTTCTACGATAGAGCCTACATCTTTTAGTTTTTTAATAAAGTCATTACGATTAATATCGTTAGCATCAGTTTTATCTCTAATTATAACATCTTTATTATTTTCAACATTATCTTTTTCTACACCAGGTGCTATGTTTACAATATGAATTTGCTTTTGTTTTGGTTTTCTTTTTATTTTTAATTCGTTAAACTCATCTTGTTTAGGGTCCATATATAATTTTATTATATTAAAATTATATATTTTGAAATTAAATATAAATACATGATAAATGTTATTATCGTTTATCTAACATTTCTATAAATTTTTCACATGCTTGTTGTTCTGCTTTCTTTTTTATTTTATGTATTGATTTCATTAGATATATAAAACATTCACCATGTTCTTCATAATATTCATGTATTTTATCAAAAGTCTTAAATTTAGAAAAAGGTATAGCATCATCAATATCAACTTCATGTATAGCCTTTCCTAAACAAACGTAAACGCCCATATTATAACCAACTTCAATATCATGAGAAATCTCAATATAATGAGGTGTATTATATGGTTTACTAAACTCTTTTTGAATAATTACTTGTAGGATATTTTTATAATTATCATCATTTTGAATAAGACTTGTCCAATCGACATGTTTTTCATATACATTTTCAATAAATTTTTGTGCGAATTGGAACCCAGGACCTGTAACAAACATATTTTGAAACAAGCATTCTTCGTCAAATACCTCAACCTTATTCATGTCTAAAAAAAGAGCTCCCAAAAAAGATTCAAAAATACATCCTAATTTTTTATGATTTGTCCTTACACCCTTTTCTTCAGCATTTTTTGATAGAACAATCCATTTATGAAGTCTCATTTCATACGCAATACGTCCAATAGATTCATTTTTAACCAAAGCTATTTTCTTTTCAGTCATAAATCCCTCGTTTTCTTTAGGAAACCTTCTATATAAATAATATTTAGTTATACATTCAAGAACTCCATCTCCTAAAAACTCAAGACGTTCATTTGATTTACTTTTTAATGGAATACAATCGGCCGGTTGATCAAGAATAATAATATTATTTTTCATATTTTCAAGTTCAGGACGCTTTGTATAAGATCTATGTATAAATGCTCTCCTATATAATTCTATATTATTTATCTTTGATGGGAGTCCATATCTATTTAATATATTTTGAATATCTGATTCTTTAATCTCTACAT